ATCCAGCCCCTAGACGCCCTTCCCTATCCCGCCTTCTACCTGATCCCCTATCTCCGATACGCGAACGAATCCTTCAAGCATGTGGTGGACGCACCCAGAGCACTCCCTTACGCGAAGATGATCACGAGCCGTGGCTGTCCCATCGGCTGCACCTTCTGTCAGGTCGAGGTGATCTCGGGAAAGAACACGCGCTATCAATCGGCCAAGCGAGTGGTCGATGAGATGGAATGGCTGATCCAGGAATATGGGATCAAGGCCATCGACTTTCTGGATGACAACTTCCTCGGCCACAAGGGCCGCTGCCGGGAAATCTTCCGCGAGATGATCAACCGCAAAGTCCCCGTCGTATGGAACGCCGCAAATGTGAGTTCGTGGTTTTTGAACGACGAAGTTCTGGAGCTTATGAAAGCTTCTGGCTGTCAGTATGTGAGCATTGCGGTCGAAAGCGGTGTGGAAAGGGTGCTGAAACATATTATCAAGAAGCCTGTGAAGCTTCCCCGTGTGAAGGCGATGATCGAGAAGGTCCGCTCCCTGGGGATGGATAGCACGACGCTATGGGTCATC